TCTGTAACCAGCGCGACTTGTAGTGCTTGATGTGTAGGTTAACCCAGCACCAATTGTAGGGAGTGGATTTGTGTCTGAATAAGCAAGAATTACAACTCCAGAACCTCCTGCACCTCCAACAGCATTGTGACGACAACCGCCACCTCCACCACCAGTGTTTGCACTTCCTGCGCCACCAATTACATCTGCAACATTTCCAGTTCCACCACCGCCTGCGCCACCGCCATTAGTTCCTGCACCACCGCCACCACCACCAGCGCGGGTGACAGAAGAACCCGTAATAGATGATGCAGCACCTGCTTCGCCAGCAGTTCCATTTTGGTTACCATTACCATCAGTTCCAGGAGAAGCAGTTCCTGCTCCACCACCACCAGTTGCGCGTGCACCACCAAAACTTGTCACACCACGTCCAGCGTATCCTTCTGCTGGAGAATAACCACCAGCGTTGCCAGCGCCACCTGCTTGAAAACTGCCACCTAATTGAGGGTCCCAAGCGCCGCATCCTCCGCCGCTACCACCAGCGTTACCAGAACGTGTAATGTTTTGTCCAGTGTTACCTGCTCCACCGCCACCACCTGATGAGTTTAATGCACCGAATGTGCTTGTTCCACCGTTACTTCCAATACTAGCACTTGCTGCTCCTCCTGCGCCGCCGCCTCCAACAGCCACAGCGTAGGAAGTTGCACCAGAAACTGCGTAAGAAGTAGTTGTTCTATAGCCACCTGCGCCGCCGCCGCCACCACCAGAGGAATAATTAAACCCAACTCCCCCACCACCGCCACCAGCAACAATTAAGACTTCAACAGATGATGGTGCAGGTGATACTGGCGTTACAGATGAACTTGCTGAAGATGCACTAGATGTTCCATTTGCGTTAGTTCCAGTAACGGTAAATGTATACGCAGTTCCATTTGTAAGTCCAGTTACAGTGATGGGACTAGATGCTCCAGTTTTTGTTATAGAACCAGGGCTAGAAGTTGCAGTAAAATGTGAAACTGCTTTTCCGCCAGTTGCTCCAGCAGTAAAATTGACTGTTGCTTCTTGTGAGGCAGAAGAAGTGACGGCACCAATTGTAGGTGCTTGAGGAATAGTTGTTGCTGTAATGCTATTTGATGCTGAAGTGGTTGTGCTTACTGCTGTTGAGTTTCCAGCACGACCAATAAAAGTGTATGAAGTTCCTGCGGCAAGACCTGTAACAGTTACGGGAGAGGATGCACTAGTTGCTGTAAATCCACCAGGACTTGAAGTTGCTTGATAAAAAGAAAGGGCGCCTCCAGTAGCGGCTGCAGTTACAGCAACAGTTGCTGCACCGTTATTGTACGCACGAGAGGTACCTACATCTGTAGCGGCACCAATTGTTGGAGCATCTGGAACATCTGGAATTGTAACTGCTGGTTGAACACCAGATTCGCTTGCTTTACGTACTGACATTAGGAAATCTCACTTCCAAATGCAGTGAAGGAGACGTTTGCTGATGATGCAAAGACCTGTATTTTATCGCCAGAAGCAAGCGTAACACCAAGCGTAAGCATAATTGCATCAGAAGCGCCAACAGTTGCCCCATAAACAATAAAATGTTTTGCTGCAGTGGCTCCATCAGCAGATGGACGAATTGCAATTCGATATGTTGCTGCTGTGCCTGCTTGATTGCAGACAGCGAGTGTTGAAACTACGGTGGCTGCTGTTGTAGTTAGTAGGGTAGTTTCCGTAGTTGCTGCTGGGTTAGATTGACCCAGAACCTTATAGGTTGTTGCCATGAGACTCCTTATGTAGCAGTATCAGTAAGGTACAGATAAAACCCTTACCTGTACGACTAAACATGCATAGATTAGTTCGTATTTTTTGAGTATGTGGGCTAAAGTGGCTACGTGAATTTGGTGCATAAATCGGTATCTCAAGGCGGTAAAATATCCCCCCTTATAGTTCCCCACAATCTTCCTGATAACACGGGGATTATGAACCCATCGGTTTTTATAGACGATGATGGCGATATCCTAGTCAATGTCAGATGTGTCAACTACACCCTCTATATCTCCGAGAACGATGAGCGGTTCTTCAGCCCTTGGGGGCCATTGTCGTATCTTCATCCAGAAAGAGACCAGCGTTTAACAACCACAAATTACTTCTGCCGTCTTGACAAGAACTTCAATCTACAAAACTCTACACAGGTCAAGATGCTGGAACTACATAAACCTATTTGGGAATTTCACGGCCTTGAAGATGCCCGTGTTGTTAGATGGAATGGAGACCTGTACATGATTGGTGTGCGCCGTGATACCACGCCTAATGGTCAAGGTCGTATGGAGTACTCCAAAATAGATTTAGACAAAGACAAATGGACTGCTACAGAGGTCTCTCGCGTACGCGTGCCCGCGCCCGTGGACGAGGACACATCATATTGTGAGAAGAACTGGATGCCGATTCTTGACAATCCTTATCACTTTGTTAAGTGGACTATGCCTACAGAAGTTGTTTGGGCAAATCCTGATGCTCCTGAATGTAAACAAGCCTTTAATAGAGAAACTCCTTCTTCTCCTAAAGACCAACGTGGTGGTTCACAGATAATTCGTTGGGGCGATTTCTACATCTGCTTTACTCACGAAGTTGCTTTATGGCGCAACTATTTAAATCAAAAGGATTCTGTATACAGACATCGCCTTATTGTTTGGGATAAAGACTTTAACTTCAAAGGCTTGAGCAAAGAGTTTTCATTCCTTGATGTAAAGATTGAGTTTTGTGTAGGCGCTGCTGTTTATGAAGATGACCTGTTGATAAGTTTCTCAGTGGCTGACAATGCAGCCTTTGTATTACGGACACCTCGTCATGTGGTTAATGAGATGATTACGGAGGCTCTAGCATATGTCGGTTGAAAGCCTAGTTATAGACCTTGCGTCTAATACGAGTGACCCAATTAAAAACTTTGCATTAGGCGAAGAGTATGAACGCTTAAAACAGCATGCTTCTGCTGCTGGATTCTTTCTACGGTCTGCAGATTATGGTTATAAAAGCCAGCCATTACTTACCTATACCTCGCTATTAAAGATGGCTCTCTGCTGGTCTAGACAGAGCGACAGAAACGCCACAGTAATAAACACGATGCATCATGCGATTGCATTTATGCCAGGTAGACCAGAAGCCTACTTCTTGTTAGCCAGACACTATGAACGCAATAAGGAATACCAGAAGGCATTTACATTTTCAGAATTAGGTCTTCAATTCACGATAGCCACGCAGAATAACCCGCTACCTGGTTATGTGGAATATAACGGCCCGTACTGTTTGATGTTTGAAAAGGCTGTATCTGGATGGTGGATTGGGCGAAAAGAAGAAAGCAAAGCCTTATTTCAGCATCTGCTAGATGACCACAAAATGTCACCTGAATATGTATACGGGTGCCTTAATAATATGAAGTTGTTCTAATGTTTCCTAACTGGTTCAAAGATGTTGAGAAATATTTTCGTCATGTTCCTAATGTGCCACTTCGTGCTCTACAAATTGGAACATATACAGGTGATGCAACGGAGTGGTTGCTCAACAACCGAGAAATAGAACGGCTCCACGATGTTGACACCTGGCAGGGTAGTGAAGAAAAGGCCCACGAGAATCTTGACTTTCAAACTGTTGAGCAGTACTACGACTCTCGATTTAACGATGACCGAGTAGTCAAGTGCAAGATGACAAGTGATGAGTTTTTTACAATCAATGCCATGACATTTAACTTCATTTATATAGATGGAGACCATACAGCGCTACAGACCGCTCTAGATGGCCTCAATGCCTTTAAATGGCTAGAGAAGGGCGGTGTAATGGCCTTTGATGATTACCTATGGAATTACAACGGCAATCCATTCCTAGAGCCAAAGAGAGGCGTAGATGCCGTTCTAGAGGTCTGCAAGGGGCAATACAGCCTTATTGAGTCTGGCTATCAAGTCTGGATACAGAAATGTTAAACAATGCCTGCTTTGAGGTCTTTCATACTGATACTGGAAATGAAATACGTAATAGAGCCTATGAAAAAATTTTAAAGAGGCTTGATTTTCTTCCAAGGCTTGGTTCTCCAACTCAATACTTAAACACTATAGATAAGGCTGAGGACTTCATCAACGATAATCCTGACTTTAAAGTAAACACTGTAGAAGACTATGCACAGCCAGGAGAGACCTTCCCTCCATCATCAGGAGTAGTTGGAGTCTGGGCAAGTAACTGGTTGGCATATAAAAACTTCTTGCAAACTGATAAGGATGTGCTACTCATTTTTGAAGATGATGTTGAACTAAGTGCAAACTTTCAAATGATTACAAACTTTTATATGCAGGAGTTGATGCCTACCTGGGACTTCTTCTCTATCTTTGTTCCTGATGACTCGCTGTTTGCCTATAACGAAGAACAGCACGATATTTATGAACAGCACATTTGTAGGTCATATCAACAGTGGTCATGTGCTGCGTATGCAGTGAGTAGACGTGGGGCAGAAAAGGCTCTGAATGATGTAGCCACACGTGGCATAACAGCGCCAGTAGATTGGTATGTATTTAATTTTAGAATGAAACAAGAACCAGACCAAATGAGATTTGCAACTTACACTCTAAAGCCACATGCGTATAGACCAGTAAAGTTTAATTTAGATGCAGCCCGTAAAAGCCAAATTCACTGGGGCAGTACAGAACTACTACATACCACCTAGCATCAGGATATCTGGGATAGAACCGCCTGCTGCTGCAGTTCCTGCTGTTCCTTGAGTACCTGTGGTACCTGCAGTTCCTTGCACACCTTGAGTTCCCTGTGTACCAGTACCAACTGTGCCTTGAACACCTTGAACTCCCTGAGAGCCTGTCGTTCCTTGGGCTCCTTGAGCACCGATGGTTCCTTGTACACCCTGTGTTCCCTGCGTTCCTTGTACACCCTGTGAACCAACTGTTCCTTGTGCACCGACGGTTCCTTGAACGCCTTGCGCACCAGTTGGACCTTGAACACCGACGCTTGTAATAACGAATAACAGAGTGTCATTTTGAGAAAAATTAGTCGCTCCAACACCACCAGAACCAGTATTTGATACTGGAATCTTTATGTAACTGTTCGAAATAACTGTTATAGCGCCACTAACATTAAATGTTTGATAATCATCTGAATTGTCTTTTTTCTGAACAGTGATTACATCGCCTTGTTTAATGAGTGAAAAAATCACATCATTGTCATTACCAAGAGTGTCGAGATGGCTTATATATATAAAAGAAGCATTCTTTTGAGTGGCGTTGTTCCAACGAAGATGTCCATTGGATGGAGCAGAGTCTGCTTGGCTATTTGCGTCTGCTTTAAACTCAAAAATGCTAGATGACGAACCGCTTTGACCAGCAAGACCTTGAACACCTTGGGCTCCTATTGAACCTTGAGTTCCTTGGGTTCCTTGGGTTCCTTGAGTGCCTTGGGTACCTTGAACTCCCTGAGAGCCTGTCGTTCCTTGAGTTCCTTGTTGTCCTTCGCTTCCTTGCACACCCTGTGTACCCTGAACACCCTGTACACCTTGAGAACCAATAGTTCCCTGTACGCCTTGCGTACCCTGCGTTCCTTGAGTACCTTGTTGTCCTTCAGCACCCTGTGAACCTTCAGCGCCTTGTGTTCCCTGAGTACCTTGGGCTCCAACTGTTCCCTGAGTTCCCTGAGTACCTTGAGTTCCTTGAGTACCTTGTGTTCCCTGAGTACCTTGGGCTCCAGTATCTCCAGTGGTTCCTTGAGCACCCCCTACTCCTTGGACTCCCTGTGTACCTTGAACGCCCTGAACACCTTGAGTTCCTTGAGTACCTTGTAATCCGCCATATGGAAGAGAGTTCCAAGAGGTAGAGCCATTACCAATCTTTAATTTTCCAGTATCGGTTTCAATGCCGACTTCACCAGCGGCTAAAGTTGGATTATTCGTTGACCAGTTCGTTGCTGTTCCACGACGTAATTTGATTGTTACTGCCATTAGATTACTCCTCCACCATCATAGGAACTGGTATAAGAATCACTGCCACCTGCTTCGTCTCCACCTTCTGCTGTTGACAGATAGGTGTCGCTTCCGCTTGCTTCGTCGCCACCCTCTATGATGTCGAAAGTAGGTACTGTCGATATCTCGACCCAGAATACTCCATCAAATACATAGAGGTTGTGATTGTCTGGATTAAAGTAGAGGTCACCAGCATGCTGACCTACTGGCTCCGTAACGGTAGCCAGTACGTTCAGTGGTACTAGTGCTCTGCTGCTCATCGTTAGCCAATGACCGCCACGACGTAAGCATTAGTTGCTGGGGCTTCAGCAAACTTCACAGTAACGGTGTTGACGGTTGTCTTTTCAACATCTACAACTACCTCTTCATAAGCGGAGGCTGCGTTGTAAACCGAAACAACGACTCCACGTGTATTGAAGTTGTGTGTGATTGTAAAGGATGTTGCGCTGTTGTCACCAACTGTGGTTGTGTACTTTCTAGCAACTGTGGTTGTGTCTACTGCAACATCATCAGCGTTTACGGTGATACCTGTTCCAGCGCCCACTGCAAATGTGTTACCAGTAAGAGTTAGACCGCCACCAGCGATGTATGTTCCTGCACCAGAGAACTGTGTGAAGGTTAGCGCTGTAGTGTTAAGGGTGATGCTGTCATTAGTTGTTAATACCCAGCCAGTATCAGCATTTGTTGTGCCTTGCTCAACGAATGTGAAGAGGCCTGCTGTGACATCTGCAGAAGCATTTGCATCGTCTGCACGCATCAACTCCCATGGAGTGCTTCCATCACCAGCAGTTGCTACGGAGTAGACACCGTTGTACTTCTCGTTAGCACCTGCTTCATTCTTTACAAGAACACGGTTACCTTGCGCAAGATTTACACCATCAATTGTTAGGGCGCCATTAGCACTTGCCGTAAGAGTTCCGCCACCTGTGTTAGAGAAGGCGTAGGTTGCTAATGCTGCTGTCGTTGCAACTTTAACAGAAGCCTTGACATCAAGACCTTGTGCTGTTGAGTCTACGTATGCACGAGTTGCGATGACTGTCGTGTCAACAGCGATAGTTAGTGTTTGAGCGCCATCGTTGTAGGTGGTTTGAATACCAGTACCATCAACGATAAGGTCGTTAACACGGTCATCTACACGCTCATCAGTGTAGTAGAGGTTTGTAGTACCTTCTGGAACATCATCAGTATCAGCAATTGTCGCTGTGATATCGCTGGTAAGAGCGATAGTACCTGCTGCATCTGGCAAGTTAATTACGTTGTTGTCAGTTGGAGCAATTGCCTTTAGTGTTGTTGTGTACTGAGCGCCTTCGAATCCTGCTCCAGTACTTGCGACGAAGGCATCAAATGAGACCTGGTCTCCGACCTTAGTTAATGCATAGCCAGCAGTGATTGGGTCAGTTGTACCAGTAGCACCCTGTGTACCTTGAGTACCCTGAGTTCCCGCAGTGCCCTGTGAACCTACAGTGCCTTGAACGCCTTGCGCAGAAAGCAATGTCCAGAAGGTTCCTTCTGAAGGAGTATCTCCAACGTTACCGCCATTAGCATTTTTGCGGTACCAAGTCTGTCCTTGGTAAGTTGCTACATCGCCAACTGCATATGGTAATCCGATGTTATAAGCACCAGTAAAGTTCCAAAGTGCTGCTGTACCTTGAGTACCTTGGGCTCCAGTTGTTCCTTGTGAACCGACTGTACCCTGTGCACCGACTGTACCTTGGGTACCGTTAGCACCGTCTAGACCTTGAATACCGTCTGCACCTTGAGTACCTTGAACGCCCTGAGTTCCCTGAACGCCCTGAACGCCCTGTTGTCCTTCGACGCCTTGGGCTCCTTCGGTACCTTGAGTACCCTGAGCACCTAAAGTTCCTTGAGTACCCTGTTGTCCTTCAGTACCTTGAACTCCCTGTGCACCTTCTGTACCTTGAGCGCCCTCTGTACCTTGAGCACCTTCTGCTCCCTGAGCACCTGTAGTGCCCTGTACGCCTTGAGCACCCGTTGTACCTTGAGCACCCTGTGCACCAACATCACCAGTACGAGCAAAAGTTAAAATTACATCATCTTCATCTGTGAATGAACCATTACCAGATACATATGCAATTGTTATTTGAAACCATGTTGCATTATCTGTTAGGTTGCTAATTGTGTAGAGAGCAAACGTGTTGCTATCTGACTTTAGAGAAATCTTTACGTGACCCTTAATTGTTGAAGTAGAGTCATCAATTGTTTGTAGATATGGATGAATGTCTACTGAAGCAGCGTTTACGTCATCAATTGCAAGTGCTGTTGCTGAAGAAGGAGAAGCATTAAGGCGAATGTATGTATCGCCTGGGTCTGCCATAGTGGTTGAGTTGTCATAGTTATACTCAAATGAAATACCACCAAAGGAACCTTCTTTACCTTGAACACCTTGAGTACCTTGTGTTCCCTGTGTTCCTTGGGCGCCTTCTGTACCTTGCGCACCAGCCGTTCCTTGTGCACCTTCCGCACCTTGCGCTCCTGTGGTGCCTTGAGAACCAACAGTTCCTTGTGTGCCTTGAGAACCAACAGTTCCTTGTGTGCCTTGAGAACCAACAGTTCCTTGAACTCCTTGCTGTCCTTCAGTACCTTGAACGCCTTGCGTGCCTTGAGTTCCCTGTACACCCTGTTGTCCCTCAACACCTTGTGTTCCTTGCGTACCTTGAGCACCAGTCTCACCAGTTGTACCTTGTGCACCTTCTGCGCCTTGCGCACCTTCGGTGCCCTGTGTTCCTTGAGTTCCTTGCGCACCAACAGTACCTTGTGTACCTTGTGTTCCTTGTGTACCTTGCGAACCATTAGCACCGTCAAGACCTTGCGCACCTGCGGTTCCCTGTGTTCCTTGTGTACCTTGAGCACCAGTTGTACCTTGAGTGCCTTGCGTACCTTGAGCACCTTGGCTTGTATTAACCCATGCACTGCCATTCCAAACACGAAGATAACCAAGTACAGTGTCAAAATAGATTTGACCTACTACTGGGCTTCCTGGGGCTGTTGCTAGGTTCTGAATGCGGGCATTCTGAAGTTCTAACTTAGTTAAATCAATTGGGGTTAAATATTTACGTGCCACTCAATGTCTCCTTATGATAAATAGGCTTTACCGCTAAATGCTGCTGAGAATGTGAGCACGATTTGATTTCGATTTGTGTAGGCGATTTCGCCCTCAACGATTGTACCAGCAGAGTCTACAACCGTAACGTTAGGATAAAAATCTAAATTATGAACAATTGTCCAGGTAGAACTGGAAGTGGCCTGATTATGAGCATATGCAAGGTCTGGAACTACTACCTCTGTTACTGACCCAGAAGTTCCATAAGAGGCAGTTCCTGAAGGCGTTGTAATACTAATGACGTCGTTTACATACGTCGTTGAGTTAGCCCCTGGTCTTACGTATTGGCTCATTCAGTAGTCACCTCTTTAGTCAAGAAGATTTTACCCGTAACATACGTTTTTGTAACGCCGTTTGAATCCACCATTTGAATGTCGTAGTACGACGTTTTTGGAAGGAGACGGGTTTGGACTTCAGTAAGGTCCAACTGTAAAGTACGAAGCCCTGCTCCATCACCTGAACCAACATCAGGTTTTGTAATATTGAAAGAAGTTATTAAGGCAGAACTTCCAGGAAGCGCACGTATTTCGGAGGTTGCCGTGTATGTATCAAGTTCAAAATCAAAAACTACATTGAAGGTATAGTCATCGCCTTCATACACAAACAGGTCTTGAACAATAGTTGTAACAGGAGCATCAACTCCACCGTAAGTTGGGATAGGTACGTAAACCCGTGTTGGAGTCTCTCTATCATCGACTTCCATAGGTTGAAAGATTGGTACATAACGATTTGTAGTTTTTGAAATTCGGCGCAAACTAAATACATCAATCTTGTAAAGACCAATACCAAGTTGTGAACAAAGTTCTTTGTACTGGCTTTGACGAGCCTGAACCATTTGCATCAACTGCTGATATCGTTCAGAACGAGGAATAGTTACGCCATCTGGAGCAAACACGTTAATATCAAATGCAGCATCATTGGCTAACGCATAGAGAGCCAGTGTTGCTGCATAAATAACTACTGGGTACTCTTCAAGAACAGGAAGATTTTGTAGAGAAACGCTTCGCCCGTACGCGTCCGTGTGATACGCACTGTGTTCAGTAAATGCAGTGCTAACAAATTGTTCAGTTTCTGTGTCGGTAAAATATCTATAATAATTACCAGCAACAATTATTACGTCATCTGCTGATGGTGTTGTGTCAAAGACTATATATCCTGTGGCTTCTTCAACTGCAACATCGTCAGATACGTTGACGCCATCTTGTAATATTGACAGGTTTAATCCATCAAGAGGTGAGTATGGAACTAAGAATCGATTGGTGGTTCCATCGGCTGTAAATTGATACACAAAAGATTTGCCGATATCGCCTATTTCAGTGCGAAGCCTGCTTCCTAGGCTAGATAACGTCGCCACAAAACCTCCGAGAACTCAAGTGTTGTTATTCTCTCTTGTAACTTACAAATAAACAGCACAAAAAAGGTCCAACCCTCAACTGGGAGGAGGGCGGGAACCAGTTGAGGGAGGACTACTAGCGACGGCTTAGTTAGGCCGCCAAATGTACCCAAGTTGCTCTAGATAATCAGAGAGGTGTCGTGGGACACGGTACTTAACTCCTGATTTGAATGAGTAACTTTGAGGGGTCCCGTTAACGACTCCAAATGTCATGTCATCAATGTCGGTAATTGTTCGAATGACTACGTACTCATTCGACACTGAGACTCCAACACTTTCAATTTCGTCCAAGACGAGTGGAGCATCTGGTTTCTTTGGGTCGAAGATGTCTCTTTCAAGAGACTCTGCCTCTAACTGATTAGCGATAGAAATTTCTTCTTGACGCTTTTTTACTTCAGTAGCGTTCTTTTTTGCTGCTCTTTCGGCTGCAACTCCTGTTGCATCCAATGGACTTGTTGCTTTATTTGCCACGGTGTTTATTCTCCTAAGTTGTGTGATTGTTTATGCCTGGGAGCCAAAGAAGGAGTATGGCTCCCAGACATAAGGTGAAACTAGTTGGTGTAGACCTTGACGATAGCCTGGTCTGTGATAACACCAAGACCCCAAATTGCATACCAAGCAAGAGCGTGCTCACGACCGAAGTCAAGAACGCCACCATCACGAAGTTCAACTGGGAGAGAGATTGCGTGACCAAATGCATTGTCACCAATCATGATTGCTTCATAAACTGAAGCACCGTTTCCAGTTGCAGTAGTTAGATAACCCTTTTCAGCAGTGAAATCTGCAGACTCTGGGTTTCCACCATTTCCTGGAGCAGTGTTAGCCTTAACTGGAACTTCAATCTGTGATGCTGGAAGACCAACAGATGTAGAAGTTGTGTAAGCAGCGTTTACTGCAAGTTTTTTAACTTGAGTTGTCTCAATGAATACTACGTCGTACAAACGACCGATTTCACCAAGCATGAAGT